ATGATATTCCTAATGTTATATTAATTTTATCTAAATTCTTTCCTTCGTATTCAATTGTACAATCTCCATTAAATTGTACGTCTGTATATTCATTTTCTGTTTCTAATGATGTACACCATTTTAATGAAATTGGTGTTTCGTAAGTATTTGCTTTTAATGGTGCAAAATGCACCTTTCTAGCTCCTTTTTCTCTTGCCATAATATCAATTCCTTTCTTTTTTATATTAATTTACTACCTGATATAATAGTTTCAAATAAATTATTACTAGTTAAAGTTTCATAAACCTTAATTTCTGCAAAATTATATTTAAATAATATATCCTCTAACTTTTCTATATTTTTATTTATATCTTTATCTACAATTAAACTAAATTTAAAAGTATATAAGCTTGATTCTTTTGTAATATCTGATATTACAAATTCTTTAGTATATCTATAACATATTATATTTACTTGTTCTTCTGGTCTTTCTAAAAAGTAAAATGGTAGTCCCATTTCATTTTCTAATTTATCAATTAACTCATTCATAGTCCCACCACCTAACCTATTATTTTATCTATTTCGCTACTTAACTTATCTACAATAGCTTTTTCTGCTTGACT